TAAATGTGGCTTCTGGTGGAACTTGGAATGTAAACCAAGATGGAACAACATCAAATAACAGATGTTATTGGTATGGATACAAAGTAATAGGAGCATAATGACAGCAATTTTAAAAGTAGACACAATACAAGATACATCAGGCAATAACATTATCAACGAGAGTTCTGATACTATTACTATTGGTGCATCTGGTGATACTACTAATATTGTTGGGACATTACAGAATAATGGTTCTGCTATTAGTATTGCAAGTTTATCAACAGCTAGTGGTTCTGCACCAAGTTATTCTGCAAGAGCATGGGTTAATTTTAATGGAACAGGAACTCCAGCAATAAGAGCAAGTGGAAATGTAAGCAGTATTACAGATGTTAGTACAGGAAGATATAAAGTTAATTTTGCAACTAATATGCCTGATGCTGATTATGCTGTTACTGTTGCTTCTCAACAAGCAAATAATAATGATAGTCAAGTTCACAATATAGAAGCTCCAAATGTTGCATATGTTGAATTTCAAAGAAGAGAAAATGGAACAGTTTATGATTCCTCATATATATTTGTAACAGTAACTAGGTAAAATTATGGATAAAAGAATAATATATAAAAACGCAGATGGAACAATAGCAATAATTATTCCAGCAGATTGTGGTTTAACAATTGAACAGATTGCACAAAAAGATGTTCCAACTGGATTAAAATATAAAATTGTAAATGTATCAGAAATATCTTCTGACAGAACTTTTAGAGATGCTTGGACTATAGATGATGCAGAATTAACTGATGGAGTTGGACAATGATTAAAATAGATGAAGCTAAAAAAGCAGAAATACAAAAATTAAAAGATGAAGAAGACAATAAAGAAAATAAAAAAGCCTCTGGTAAACAGAAGCTAAAAGATTTAGGATTGGACGACGACGAAATTAACGCGTTGATAGGAGCATAATGGCGATAACTAGAATAGGACCAAATCAATCATTAAATTTAGCAAACAATGTTACAGGAACATTGCCCGTGGCTAATGGTGGTACAGCTATAACATCTGGATTTGCTAATGGAGTAACAGATTTTGATAGTTGGAGAATGACAGCAAGTGTTGACAATGCTAGTGGTGGTGTTCTTAATGGAAGTTGGGAAAGACAAGATAATAATAGTCAAAATATAAAACAAGGAACAGGAATGACAGAAAGTTCTGGAGTTTTTACTTTTCCTGCTACAGGAATATGGGAAATAGAATTTTGGACAAATATAAGTGTAGATGGTAGTTATAATTATAATGGTTTTTATATAGAGTATTCAACCAATAGTGGTGGAGCTTTTAGTTATCTTAATGGTAATTGGGATTCTGGTAGTGCAAGTGGTAAATCAATTGCAGTCGGTGCAACTTCATTATTAAATGTATCAGATGCTTCAACTTATAGAGTTCAGGCTAAAGCATCAGGTGCTGGGGGTGGAGATTATCAAGGAAACACAAATGTTAATTACACTTACTTTGTTTTTAAAAGATTAGGAGATAGTGCATAATGATTAAAGATTATTTACAAGCAGCCTTACAAACTTTCAATGGTGGTAATTGGTATGCTTGGAAAACGCATGATAATGATGGAAATAAAATTCCTAACGATCAACGTATGCAATATCAATACGTTAAAATTGTTAAAGATGGTGCTACTATGCCAAGCGAAGCTGATGTTAATGCAAAAATACAAGAAATTAAAGACGCTGATGCAACGCGCGAAAATAATAAAGCATCTGGCAAACAAAAACTAAAAGATTTAGGATTAACCGACGCTGAGATAAAAGCACTGACAGGAGCATAGACCATGCTCGGACTGACTTCCATATCCGGTGCTCCAATATCGACATCGTTCTTTAACCCTAACGTACTTATAAACGTAACCGGTAATGCATTAAGTATCGGAGTTGGAACTCCTATACTTAGCACTGATGTAACAGCTAGTCCTAGTGGTTCTCAAGTAAGTCTTGGAGCAGGAACAGTAACAGTTACAGGAACAGCGCTAGTAAGTCCAACTGGATCGCAAGTATCATTAGGTATAGGAACTGTAGTAGTTTCAGCAGATGCAAACGTATCAGTTACTGGAAATCAATTGACCTTAGCAACAGGAAGTGTTACAGTAACAGGAACAGCACTTGTGACTCCTACAGGATCACAATTAACGGCAAACACAGGAGAGGCAGGGATTATTACCTGGAACGATATTGTACCAGGGGTGAACATGACTTGGACACCAATAGAACCTTATTAATAAATTATGGCATCATCTTTTTCAACAAACTCAAAATTAGAACTTGTAACCACTGGTGAAAAAGCCGGTCTTTGGGGTACAATTACTAATACAAACTTACAAATATTAGAACAATTATCTACAGGTTATTTATCATCTGCACAACTTGCAAGTGGTGATCTTACTTTAGCACTAGACAATGGTGCTACTTCTAATGGTAAAAATTTATATATAAAACTAACAGGTACACTTGGTGCAAACAGAAATGTAACAATACCTGATAGCGCTGAAAGAGTTATTATATTTGAAGATGCAACAACAAGAGGAACATCTACTCTATATACAATAACAGTTAAAACTGTTTCAGGATCCGGGGTCGTATTACCTATAGGATCAACATCACTAGTATATTCAGATGGTACAAATGTTAGTCTTGGAATAAGACAAAAAGGTTATGTAACATTAAACTCTTCAACAATTACTGCATATACTGCAGTCGATGGTGATCAAATTTTAGCTAATACAACAGCTAACCCAATCACTGTAACACTACCTGCATCACCTGCAACAGGTTCTGAAGTTACATTTGTAGATGCTAGAGGAACTTTTAATAATAACAACTTGATTATAAATAGAAACAGTCAACCAATTAACTCAGGTACATCTAATTTAACTTTAAGCACGGCAGGTCAAGCTTTTTCATTAGTGTATGTGGATTCAACAAGAGGTTGGGCATATAAAACCAACACGGCGTAAGGAGCACGGACCATGGCCCTTATTGATTTTAAAGTACTACCAGGGATTGACAAACAAGACACAACATCTGGAGCAGAAAACAGATGGGTTGATTCTGACAACACAAGATTTAGATATGGTCTACCGGAAAAAGTAGGTGGTTGGTCATCTTTAATTTCAGATAGTATTGTAGGTGTTGCAAGACGTGAGTTTGCTTTTGTAGATTTAGAAGGTAACCGTTATGTTGCAATAGGAACTGATAAATTTTTACTTTTATATTTTGAAGGTCAAATATTTGACATCACACCCATAAAAACACCATTATCTTCATCAACAATAGCAACAGTAGATAGTTCCGCAGTCTGTACAGTTACAACTACCTCAACACATGGGTTTGAACCTGGAGATATTGTTTTGTTTGATAGTGTGACTTTACCAGGTGGAACTGGATATAGTGCATCTGACTTTGAAGATAAATTATTTCAAGTTATATCTACACCTACCTCAGTAACATTTACAATTACACAAAGCAGTAATGCTAGCGGCACAGTATCTACAGGTGGTAGTATATCTGTAATACCTTATGAAAAAGTTGGTCCGGCTGCACAATCTTATGGTTATGGTTTTGGTATTGGACAATATGGTGGGACAGTACCGGGTGCACAACAAACTACTTTAAATGGTGGATTAGATGCGGACACTGCAGGTACAGGTGGATCAGGGACTGTTATTAACGTTACATCAAACACAGGTTTTCCAACAGCAGGAACTATAGCTGTAGGAAATGAATTAATAACTTACACTGGAAAAGGTACAAACACTTTAACAGGTATTACTAGAGGAGCTTTTGGAACTGCAACTACGGGTACTTCAAATGGTCAAGCTCACTCAACAGGTGCAACTGTTACAGATGCATCAAGCTTTACAGGTTTTGGAAGTGCTGTACAAGCTTCTGAAGTAACCCTAGAACCAGGTCTTTGGAGTCTCAGTAATTTTGGTCAGGTGTTAGTTGCAACCATTGCAAATGGTAAAACTTTTACATGGAATGCAGGAGCAGCATCACCTCTAACTGTTAGAGCATCAACAAGCACATCTGGTTTTTCAACTTCAAATAATCCAACTGCAACCAGGGTTACGTTAGTTTCACCTACAACACGTCACTTAATTCATTTAGGTACAGAAACAACTATTGGCGATACAACTAGTCAAGATGATATGTTTATAAGATTTTCTGATCAAGAAAATATAAACGATTATACACCAACAGCTATTAATTCTGCTGGATCACAAAGACTACAAGATGGAACAAGAATTATGGGTTCGTTAAAAGCAAAAGAAACAATTTTAGTTTGGACTGATAATGCATTGTACACTATGAAATTTATTGGTGCACCTTTTACATTTGGGTTTGAGCAAGTTGGTACTAACTGTGGATTGATTGGTAAGAATGCAGCTGTAGAAATAGATGGTGTTGCATTTTGGATGAGCACAAATGGTTTCTTTATGTTTGATGGTACGGT